TTAATTCTTTCTGTTAGAATATAAGGCTGCACAAGTTTTTTTGCCACAGTATGTTCCTGTTGTTCTCCATCCTAATTGCTTCCAATATCTCTTGAGCTGTGCTGTGGTCATTCTTCCCCAGATTCCATCCACTTCAATGTTAGTTCCAGAAGTCAGTGAATTTAGTTTCTTCTGCATCCACTTGATTGCTCCTTTGTCGGATGTCTTCTTTACTGCAGTGTACTTTTCCGGGTCATAATCTGGTCTTGCAAATCCACGGATCACACTCTTGCTCCTTGTTCTTCTCATGACTACTCCACCATTATCGTCGCTACTCCTTGATGTATTTCCTTCGATCGTTGTATATGTACCGTCTGAATTTGCTTTTTCAACAATACCAATGTGAGATGCTCTACCTTTTCCAAAATCCATCAGACAAAGATCTCCTGCCTGTCCAGTGGAGTGCCAACGATCATGTTTTTTATAATAGTTTTCTACGTCTGGGCAGTATGCTGTCTTTTTACCGCCAAAGAACAAATCTGATGCATCACACATCTTAAAAATATCCCATACAAATGTACAGCACCAAGGATAGCTTGATCCAGATACCACTCTTCCATAATAATCGTTATTGAATTTGACTTTGTTACTGTTTGCTGGATTTTCTTTTGTTCCGAGATAACTTACTGCCTTTTTAATAATTGTACTTGCTTTTGCCATTTTATTTTTCCTCCTAATCTGGTAATTCTTCTGTCATATCTTCTAAAAACTTCTGTATGTAATTTCTAACTCTTACCGGTACTGGTAAGCCACATAATGCTGCATTTTTTAAAATACTGACTGCCTCATATAATCCGTCCATAAGTGCAAAAAATTCTGACAATCCTAACTTTTCCACTCCCAGGAACTGTACATACTGTTGGGGTACAAGACTTAATACGTTAATGTGTGCTATCATATCAATTCCCATCAAAAAACAAATCGATATCAGCATCGCGACCTTTCTGATTGCTCCGTCAATTCCAACACAACTGTTGAATTTATGTTCTTTGATTGCTCTGCATGATCCTAAGACCGTATCTAGGCAGACTTCAATCATCACAATTCTGAAGAACATATTGTTGCTTAGTAACATAATAAATTCTTTCATCGTTTAAATCTTCCTTTCTTCTTATTATATTTGTGCATAAAAATAGGGCCCATAGAGGTCCTGCTCTGATTTCCATATTCTTCTTCATTCTATTCTCCCACTTCTGCATCTTGAATCTCATAAAACTTATTTGTGAACTCTGCAATATCTTTTCTGATCTGCACTTTATTCGCTTTGTAAAGATTGCGATCCTGGATTGTCTGGTTTACATTATCGTTACCTGCTCCGTCAGATGTGACGTTTGCAGACAAATAAACCACCTGTTTATCTACATCTCCGTCTTTTACTGTGATTGTTCCTGTAAGTGTTGTGCTTTTCTTTGTTTCTAACATAGTTATGCTCCTTTCATTTTTGCATAAATATAGGCATCAGCGATTAAGCCAATGCCTGAGTTAATTGTTTTATTGTTTTTTCTGCCTGCAGTAATCTTGTCTGCAGATCATTGATGATTGCTTCTTGCATGTCGATTTGACCTGCTTGATATATTAAATCTTTTCGTGTCTTTTGAATCATATGGGTATTTAATGCAATAAATTCCGTATAGGAAATACCATATTCCGTTTCAATATCGACCTCAACATCTTTGCCAAAACGCTTTTCAATATCTTCCTGTACGAGCGGTCTATGTGTTACTACAGCGAATTTATCAGAATCATAACCCTCGGATTCTAAGATGTCTTCTGTTTTATGAGCACCAAATCCAAAATGAGTTTTCTTACCATCGTAATCTCCGATGTAATTGAATCCTATTGGATTTAAATTCATATAGAAATTTTCATATTGATCAAGAGTAGTAAAGTTTTCTTTAAGATTTTCGTCTGAAGTAGAAATGCTGTGAGATGCCCAGATAGACGAACCATAAAGTCGTAATTGTTGACTATCGTCACCTAAGCATACGCCTCCCCATGAAGTTCCACGTCCTATTTGATAGCCATGCGCCCAATAAAAAGATTCACTATCAGCGCCAATAACAACCGCACCAGAACTATGTACTTCTGAACAATAAACCCAACCGTCCGCCACAAAATCTGTTGCATACATAGTGTGATAGCATTTAACACCATCAGAAACAGATTTTAAATAATAATCTCCGCCAATACCAAATTTAAACCATGTTGAGTAAATATTTGTATCATTCGCTGTACCTTGGACTGATAAGTGTCCATCAACAAGCCATGCAGTATCTCCTGCATCGCCAATATTACCAGTTTTTATATTTCCATAAATAGTTGCATTTTCAGCCACAAAACTTCCATCGTAACCAACTCTAAAAGGAGCAGAATTGCTATCTTCAGCGCCAGCCCAAAAAGCTTGATTTCCACCAATACCAGATGCATTGCTTCCGCTGTTTGTCATCAGATATGTTGATGTAATATCATAGCGCCCAATCGTACCTTCCGTAGCTGTAATTTGTCCACTAAACGTACCAGTCGCACCTATCAAGTTTGCACCTGTTATTGTGCCTGTTGCAGTGATATCTTTGGCAAATATACTATTAACGTCGATTTTGTCGGCTGTGATAGAACCAGTGTAAATCTTACCGCCATCAATCCATGTAGTATTAGTTGTCCAATTTGACACCAAACTAGCTTGTGGAAGATAGTCTTCAGGGGCAGGAGTCCAGTCTGTGGCTTTATTACCTTTCTCGACTTTAAAAGCTTTATATTGGATTGAACCACTTTTAATATAATCAGTTCTAAGAGCACATGTCCAATAAGTATTTATATACATGTTTGAACTCATCGTAAAACTATACAAGAACTCAAATTCTCCATTACCAGATATTGCTTTATGTTCAGAAGGTGCAAAATCCCCATCATTCCATGCCGTAAAATTTCCAGACCCTTGTAACCAAATTCTTGCTGTTTGTCCAGACACAGGAACTATATCAGTGTATTTGATATATAAATGCGCTGTTACAACATCACCAATAGCGATACCCTTACACGTTACCTTACAGTCCCCAAAACAAGTATTTTCTGAACCATTAAATGAAGTGTAAGCAATAGAATAACTATTTGAAGTATTTAACGCCAAATTCCTACCACCAACCTCTAAACCATCGACTTTACTCTGTGCTACTTTTCCAATCTCGTTTTTGGCATCTGTATTTAAACCACTAAAAGTAACCAACCCATTCATATTAATAGCAGATGCTACTAATGTAGCGGTCCGATCAGTTAACTCAAAATCAGTTGAATTTGTACCAGATTTAACCAACCAATTGAATTTATCAGCAGTTTGACTAGCTATTGTTTCTGCAGCTGTAATCTGCTGATCTACATCTTCTGGTGCTTCAGTATAATCGGTTGCTTTGTTACCATATTCAATTTTTACTTTTTTAAAATGTATTGAACCATTACTAACTAGTTGTAATGAAACACTCGTATATGCTACGGCGTCACTACTACCATAAGTTTTTTTAAGATCTCCCTCTGAAAAAGGAACTTGTACCCTAATCCATTTCCCATCAGATAAAGGTGCACTTAATTTACATTGTGTCCCGGATAATATATCTTGAGATTCGTACCAACCAATGCGACCGCCTCCGCTATTATACGTTTGCAATGCACAAATACATCCACGATCCAATTCAGAAACCTTGTCGCACATGAAATCAAAGGATACAATAATTCCTCTATGCATTTCTTCAACTGGTATAAAAGCATGTGGGATAATTCTATTCCACTCTAAACCAGCCCCACTCCTGCTTATTGATACAACCGTAAACCCATCATCATCGATACTTTTTCTGTAATTACCATTTATATACCAGTAATCATCACCCGATGTGAAATCCTTACTGCGCAATACTAAATTTCTTCCACCAATTTCTAAATTAGCAAGATTCGTTTCTGTACTAGAAACCCTTGTAATCAAACCAGACAGACTTGTTTCAACTTTCGTGACTCTTTCCTGTGTTCCGGTTAAACCAGACTTAACTTCCGATATAGTCTGTGTTGTTCCTGCTAAATTAGATTCAATCGTATTAGCTTTCGTTGTGACAGCTATGATCGAGTCATTTTGATTGTTTAGAATTGTTGTATGTTCGCCGATCGTAGTTTTTATACTGTCCACGGTAGCTACAGTAGCGTTATATCGACTTAACAAAGCATCATAGCTTCCTTTGATCGTTGTATCTTCGGAAATCAGGCTTGATATCTGTCCCTGCATCGTACTGATGCTTGTTGTGTGAGATGTTGTGATCTCTGTGATATTGTCGATCTGAGATTGTGTATCTTCAGGAGCTGGAGTCCAATCTGATGATTTGTTACCTTTTACAACCATAATTTCAGTAAAATAAACATTGTAAGCAGCAGAAGTATCAGACACTCCGACCATTAAGTTTAATTTATCGCAACCACTTCCTTTTGCATCAACAGTCCACGTATAAATGTTTTCAGTTGTGTCAACTGTAAAAATATGCCAGTCTTGATTAATTATTATATTGCTACTATTCAGCCAATGAATCCCAACACTAAATTTCTGATTCGCTGCACTGCCTTTAATTCTCGCACTAAAAGTGATATGATCTCCCTCTTTAATACTTCCCGCTGGAGTCCATTGGTTAAATCCTTGATAATTTTGTTTATTGCCAACAATATGTGCCCACATTTTACCATTAGAAGAAACGATTTCTCTAGTAGTAGGATTTCCCCAATCAGTCCATTCTTTTCGACTTTTCTTGAAAGCACTATTTAAGATTAAATTCCTGCCACCAACCTCTATATTATCCACAGCACTATCAGCATAGCTCTTAGCACTGCTCAACGCACTATTTGCCTGTTCTAAGGCATACTTCTGTGCATCGGATAACTTACCATCCGCATACAGCTTAGCACTGCTCAAATTATCTGCTACTGTTGTTTCCATTTCATTAAACACGACGTCTAACGTTTGGTTCTTATCGTTCATAACGATTGTAGAAGATTTCAGTTTCGTCGTAGAACCATTCACTTCCTTGATTACACTGTTAATATCCAGTTTCGAACCAGAAATATTTGCATCATCCGCTACAATACCATCTCGAATAATCTTTCTCTGAATCGTTTTCTCCGTAGCTCCAAGAGCATCCCAGATCAGATTCCCATTCTTATCCCAGACAGACATGCTGTAATCGTTTGAAGCATCTTTTCCGATCTGGACCCTGACACGGTTTGCATCAGAAATCTGAATGGTATTATCACTCCATTTTGACTTACCATCAGAACTATGTACCGTCAGATTTGTTGTATTAATGTCCATACCTGTGATCTTATCAAACGACAGATTCTCAATCATTGCATTTTTGATCATGCCGTTTTCAATCGTTGTATTCTTTGATGTCAATGTTAAGTTCTGAATGTTGTCAGATGTAAGATTGCCGTTTACTAACGTGTTGAGATTAGCATAACTACTTTCCAATACTCCAACTCTGCCGACTGCTGCATTAAGGTCCGTGATCGTAGCTTTTGTTGCAACTAATTTATCGATCTCTGCATCTTTTGTTTTCAGCTTTGCAATCTCAGCGTTGGTAGTATTTAAATTCGTAATCGTTGCATAGGTAAGTTTTGCATCTGTAGCTTTTAGGTAATCAGCCTCAATATTCGCAATTCTAGCATTTGTCGCGTTAAGATTCGTCGCGGTTGCTTCTTTAAATGTTGCATGGTCAGATTCTAAGGTGTTAATTTTTGCATTTGACGCCTGTAAGTCATCTGTGAATGTCTGTTTAAAATTTGCCACATCAGTTTTTAAAGTTTCAAACTCACCTGTTTTAAATTTCAAAACATCTCCAGACAGATTCTTGATCGTTGCATTTGTCGCTGTAAGATTATCCACCATGAGTTTTTTTACAAATGCTAATTCGTACTCAACTCGTTCTGCCATTTCGGTTATAGGACCTTTTGTGTCAGAATCATCTTCCTCGGCGGTATTCCCATAACTTGCAATTGTCTGCATCAATCCACCGTCATAACTTGTTATCAATGATATGATCGGTATTGTGAATTTCATGCCATCATTTTTTACAGCAGTAATAATATCTCCGATATCAAGTCTCGTATCTCCGATAAATCTTAATGCTGCAGGTGTGAATACTAAGCCTTGGACAGTATTGTAAACACCGTCTAATATATTCTGTGTCATAACCGGATTTTGCATACTTATGCCGGTAGCTCCTGATCCAGATAAAAGTGTCTGATCTGAGTTATCACATGTCAGTCTTTTGATACTGAAACTTTCTTCTGTTTCTTGCAGATCGTTATAAAATATATTGCTTGGAATCTCATATGAAATATCCTGATACCATCGAAACTCGATCATTCCAGTTCTTCCACATATAGCAAATTTGCCAAATAATCCTGCGATAAATCCGATGGTTTCTTTGTATGTATATCCATCAAAAGGATTTACATATGTTGTGATCACTTCGCTTTCATCGGTTTCTTCGTTGTAATCACCTTCCTCAATGATCGCTCTTTGATTGATCTGGATTCCTCGCTGTAATGTAGATGTATCAATCGCCACGCCTGTCATCGTGCTGATTTCAGCCAATATATCTACTGCATCCGTTGGATAACTTAATTTAGAATAATATGCCCCATTGCATCTGCTTGCTAATCTATCATATGCGGTAAACGTAACCTTGTTGCTTTCAATCTTGGGATTCTGGATCGTATATAACCCCATCGGAATATATTCCATCTCTCCATCGACTTCCACGCCGATCTCCAAACTAACTTCTTTTCCAGACAATGCAATTCCTTTATTCTCGATCGTTGCCTGAACATAGCTCGCCACCGCACTCCCGATCGTTATTTCTTCCGCACCAGACGTTATTGTAAAATTCTTTACAGATTCTACTAATACTTTTTCATTCTCCAGAAGCCTTGTATTAAATTTTCTGTTTGACCCTGCTATTGCATCGCCAATTTTTTTACTTGCCTGATACATATAGCATCACCTCCGGCTTAGTCTTCGATCATAAACATCAGGTCTTCAATATCTGCAACAGATGGGATGTCATAGCGATCTGCATTTTCACATCGTTCAAGTTCTGCGAATGAAACTTTCATGATATCAATATCAGTATCCACTTCCTGCAGTTCTTTGATTTCTTCATTTACAATCTCTTTGCTTTCATCTGTCATTTCATACTGGTTTTCTTTCACGATCGGCTTATCGTCCTTATCTTTTTCTGCGTATCGTTCACAGATCTTAAGGCGGTTTTCATCATACTCTTCGATCGCTTTTCGGAATGCTTTCATATTTTTAGAAATTGCATATCCTAATTTTGCTGTGTAAACTTTGCTTGACTGTTTTACTAATCCTTCGTGGATTCTCATAATCTCTTTTAACTTCATTTCCATCTCTCCTATTTCTGCACGATCTGAACGCTCGCACTTTTGTAATAATAAATACCATCTCCGATATACCCCAGATGTTCTTTTGTAAGAGTCCCGCGGTATACAGTGATGGTATGCGTTGTTCCCATGTCTCTAAATGTGATCGGAAAGAATCCTTTCACAAGATTATTTTTTATCTTCTTAACTTCGGACTCTGTGAGGACTCCCCACTTGATATCCAATGTCTTTTTCTCTGCAATTGCTTCTCCGATCATATCTCCTGATGATGATCGTTCGGTATTCGCACTCCAGATGATCTCATCCGAAGTGCTTAGTTCAACCGGCTCCGGCAATGCAGTGTTTCCACATGTCAGTGTTGCCATTTTCCCTCCTAAATCAAGATCGGTCGTTTGCCGGCTCTGATATCTGCGTTATTGTTGTCGTTTACGGTTTTGGTTATTTTCTTGCCATCCAGGTAAACATCTGTATCAATTGATTTGACCGCATTGATCAGTTCCATGAGCAAGCGGATGATTTGATCATCTTTACTGCTGCCACCAGATAATTCTGCTGCTTTCTTTGCCATGGCAATCATCTTATCTTCTGGTGCTACAACCTCGCCTTGATGGCGGTTATCTCCGATCATGGCAAGCTGTGGGGTGTTTTTCTTTACGTAGCCACCTTGAGCTAATTTTGGCACCCTGCCTTTGATGTTTACTCCCGGTATTTTGTTTATTACACCAATCGCTCCATTTATGGTGCCAGCAATTCCATTCCATGCCGCTTTCAAAGGTCTAGTAAAAACATCTTTAAACTTAGCTACTAACGTTGTGCTTGCTTTTGTTCTTAAATAATTCCATGCTTTTGATACCTTAGATATGCCCTTTGAAGCCAAGTTTTTTATTTTAGCTTTTAATGTAACTGGTTTATCTTTCAATGAATTAAAAACATTCCTTACAGAATCAAAAGCCTTTGTCTTGATTGCAGTATATGTGGCAACTACTGTTTTCTTTATATCGCCAATTTTAGATATAATTCCACTTTTAACACCAGACCACCAATCTTTAGCGGTTTCCAGTGCGCCTTTAACTTTTGCTTCGATACCTTCTACTTTCTCGGCAGCTTTTTGTTTTACACCAGACCACCAATCTCTTGCAGTATCTAACGCACCTTGAACCTTAGCTGCAATATCTCCAATCTTCTCTTTTGCTTTTTCCTTAACATTGGACCACCAGTCCCTTGCGGTATCTAATGCTCCCTGAACCTTAGCCACGACTCCAGCAACTTTTTCTGCTGCCTTCTGTTTCACATCGGACCACCAGTCTTTCGCTGTATCCAATGCTCCTTCGACTTTCGCAACCAATGTTGCTGCCTTGTCCTGAATGGAATCCCATCCTTCTTTCAGATTGGCAATAGCACCATCTGCCTTTTCTTTCGCTTCTGCTACCAACGATGCAGCTTTATCTTTAACAGATTCCCAACTTTCTTTTAAAGATGCAAGTGCGCCTTTAACCTTTTCTTTTACCTCAGCTTCCAGTTTTGCTTTTTTATTCTTAATACCTTCCCAAAGCTTCTTGAACGCTTTGATCGGATGAACATTTTTCTTTACCCATTTCAATAAATTTTTGAAACTTGTTACAATACCAGAAATAAATTTTCCAAACTTCGACTTTTTGATTTTGTCCCAGTTCTTCCATAGCAATACACCTGCTGTGATTAACGCACCAACAACCACGATTGCAATTCCGAGCGGACTTGTCAAAAGTGCCACTGCTTTTCCTGCTACGCCAAATAACTTAGGAAATAATCCACTAAACAATGTTTTGAATGAAATGATTCCTTTTCCAAACATCTTGATTCCTGATATTGCATTACTTATAGGGCCTATAAATTTCGTAACAAACGAAACCAATTTAAACGCTATAAAAAAACTTATCAACGCTATTGTGATATTCTGTACAGCTCCTTGATGTTTATTGATCCAGTTTGCTAATCCGTTCAATCCCTTAACCAGAAGATCTAAGAATCCGATGATCGCATCTCCAACAAAATTAGCAAGCGGTTTGAACAAATGATCCCATGCCCATTGCCATAACGGCTGCAATGCTTTGCATACTGCTGTCAGTACATTTAATGCTGCAGCTAATAATTCAATCAGTTTTGGAGCAAGTTTCTGCATGGTCCATTTTCCCAATGGCACCAACATGTTCTTCCAAATCCACTTGAAAGCACCTATTGCAACCTTGCTAAACGCACTAAAAGCTACTCTTAACTTATCAATTGCCTTTCGCAGATTATCGTAGCCTTTCCCAAGTTTCGTGGCTTTTTCATCTTCTCCCTTGGGAAGAGAGCCCATATCTACATTACCGCCAGATGCTCCACCTGCTGCGGATCTTGTACCAGAAGATGGTGTAGAACTCTTTGATCCAGATGATCCTTTTGTTTCAGTCAATTTATTGATCTGATCAAATCCCATCAATCCAGATATCTTCTTTGCCGTCTTTTTGGCTGTGTCTCCAACTTTCTTTGTCGACTTATTCAGCTTATTTGCGGAACTTGTCGCATTGTTTAAGCTGTTAGATACTTTTCCGGCACTTGCTGCAGTCTTATCAAGACTTGTAGATGCCCCAGTGCTCTTCTTGCCCATGACCATTGCAGTAAATGGCTTGAATGCGTTTGCAAGAGTCATCAACTTTCCAAGAACGGTGTTGATCACTTTAACAATCGGCAAAAAGAGATTGATCAGCCCTTGTCCGATCGATGCCTTTAAGGAATCAAATTGTAATGACAAAATCCTGATCTGGTTCGCCCACTGATCAGAGGTCCTTGAAAAATTCCCTGTCGCATTCTGTAACTGTTGCTGTACAAATGCATATCTTAAGGCTACTTTCTCCTGTTCCGTCATGGCACTAGTCGTTTTACCGAATCCATTTGCCAGTGCGTACTGATCAAGAGCTGTCTGTGTCATTACGATTCCTAAATCTTTTAACGTCTCCGTTTCTCCGGAGAACACGGATTTCAGTTTTGTAAATGCTTCATCCTGTGAAATGTTATAAAATGATGCCACATCTCCGGCAAGTCCAGTAAGAGCCGTACTCATCTTGTACGATTCTTTTTCAGAAAATCCAAAAGCATTTGCCATCGCTCCAAATGTTCCGGTAAACTTCTTTGCCATCGTTTCAGAAAGTCCAAATGTACTTGCTGCATTTTGTGCAAATTCGTTTACTTTTTTGTTCATTGTCGGAAACACCACGTCGACAACGTTCTGTACCTCTGTTAGATTTGATCCTAGCTCAATACAGTCTTTCGCAAAACTTGTTAATCCTTTTACAGCAAAAGCACCGGCAAGCATCTTTCCTGTTTTCTTTGCGAGGTTCTGTATTCCACCTAACTGTTTATTAAATTGTTGCTGATTGATCACCAGATCTAAGCCAATCTGTCCTGCACTATCTGCTGCCATACTTATCACCTACCTTGCTTTTTCACAAAGTAGGCTGGCTTAGCTACTACAACGGTGCTTACCTATGCTCTTCCCTTTGCGGATCCATACTATATTTACCTGTTTGCATCGGGGACATTTAATTTCCCCTTTTACATATTCTGCGACCATCAATGTCTGTCCGCATTCCTTACATTTTATCTTTTCAATTTGTTATACCTCCTGCCATATCAATAAATGCCTGCTTCATCGTTTCTAAGAAATCATTTGTTTCTTTTTCTGTCTTTGTCTTAGCGGCTTTTCTTCTCCACTTGTTTCTGATCTCTTTTTGTTCCGGAGTGAACTCTTTGATCACTTCATTATCATCTTCTAATCGGATGGATACGATCCGTCCTAAGGATGTATCTGGTCCTATTCCACAAAGCAGCGCTTTGAACTCGTGCCATTGCATTTCCTTAAACTCTTTGGAATAGATTCTGATTCCATACTGCTCCGCAAACGAAGATACGATAAGATCCCAATCTTCAAACAGATCATATCCAGGATCAACTACTCCCCCGATTCTTCTTCACCATCAGTTCCAGAAATTAATGAAATTGCTTCCTGAACAACTACGGTATAATCATCAAATTTCAGATGAAGCTTTGCTAAGTCTTTCTGTGCTTTATCTGTAAAGATCAACTTGCAAAGTTTTGAGATCGTCCCTGGAGTCACATCGTCTTCTGCATCTCCTAACTCTCCCATGACTTCGATCATAGTTGTCGCATCTGCATTCACTTCATATTTCTTTCCGTTGATCACTAATGCCGGATTCTCTTCGAATTTCAACTTATCTGTAATATCTACTACTTTTCCCATTCTATCTTCCTTTCAAAAAGGAGAGGTTTCCCCCTCCTAAACTCCTGGTGTTACTGTTGGTTTACCATTGCTCTGTACTTCAAATTCCAGAGGTGCAACTGCTGTAGAATCTCCTGCTCCTACATTTGTCACATTGATAACTGCACTTGCAAACTTGACAACTGTTTTGTCAGGGAACGTCCATTGAAAATCTTTTTCTACATTCCTTCCATTTTTCCATGCCAATCCTGCAACCGCATCATTTCCGGCATCTCCTACATTTCGTTTTGCTGTAACTGAGATCGTAACGGATTTTGCAGTCATTAATCTGCGTGTCCATCCTTCTGTATCAAATGGAGTCCATTCCTCCACACCGTTATCAAAGGATACTTCGAATGTTTCACAGTCCGCAATATCTTTCATTGCAGCGGTTGCCCCTGATGCTGCAGTGTCGATCTGAAACTGATTTTCGTAGCAAGGATATACTCCGCTTTTAGCTGTTTCGCTCATCGTCTACCTTCCTTTCGTAATAAATGTCAAACCAAATGACACGTTCATAGATTCCTTTGTCATCCGTTCCAACATCTACTGGTTCAGGAACCTGCATGGATAAGAAATCTACTTTTGTATCTTTGATCATGAATTGTTTCTGTATTTCTAATATTTCAAACAGTTCGGCTGCTGCCTGTTCTGTTTCTTTTGAATTGTTGTTCCAGTGGACTAAGACAGATATACTTTTCGTATCATATTTCTTATATCCACCTACTGCATACCGTTTTGGAGCATAGGAACTTCGTTGATACACTCCAATGGATCTGTCTTTTTTGTTGTCTAACTTTCCTGTGTAATAGTGATCAGCTTCAAATACTGTTTTCAGCCAGTCCTTCACATCTGCTAACAAAATCATACGCCACTCTCCCTTCGGTACAGTTTCTTGAATGCTTTCTGTGCAAAGTCTTCATACAATCCACCAGGAAGCCATGGATTAAACCACTCGCCACCTGCAAACGGATTTTCGTATGTCTGAAAATTGTATTCCGGATGGAAATATAACCTTCTGGCATATGGCGTTGTAGATACAATCCTTGTATGTCCTGTTTTGCTGTAAGTATAATCTACAAATGTATTATCATTTTGCAGATTTCCTGTATCAAACGGCATAACCTGAGCTTGTACCACTTCGGTATGCAAAGCTTCTGCTGTCTTTTCCAGTGCTGTGACTTGTGCCTGTGAAAGCTCCCGAAGTCTCTGTGTGTTGATTTTTATAATTGAATTGCAACGGATCATCACATCAACTCCAATCTGGTATAATTGACCGTCCCATCGGGATTTCTTGCTTTCTCTCCACTTACGATCACTCTCTCAACTCCAAAGACTGTTGCGACACCGCAACTGATCACTGGTACATCTGGGGCGATATCTCCACAAAAAAGAGTAGATCCCGTAACCTGTACGATCTTCTGCTCATTTGTCATAACTCTTTTTGCTTTATCTTGATAGTTGCATTTGAAATCCGCATCGATCAGAGTGATCGGCTGCCCTTCCTCTCCAATCTCCTCACTATCAATTCGAATGTGAATATCCGTCTGACACATTGATTTTGGAATTAACTCTGGCCATTTCATCAGATCGCCCCCAATCTCCTGCAGCACAATCCTGTCTGCTCTAACATCGCGTAATTGTCAGCTTTCATGATCACCCCATCCTGAACTGTCACATTCCATCCACCGGCATTGATTCCCATTGACACACCATTGATCGAATAAGAACTTAAGACACTGTTGATCAGAGATTCATTTTCTGCTTCAAAATCTGCCTGTTTACAAACAACCAGACGTATCACATCTTTTTGAAATTCTGTCAGATTCTCAAATCCTCTTGCTACAATACGGTTAAATGTAAGCGTGTCAATGTGTCGGCTTGCGATATACAACCTCTTTTCAAGATCATCCGTTGTGATCACACCGCTGACTTTTTCATAATACTCCTGATCTGCATAAGAGGCGAGTGCCATATGCACCACCTCCTACACTTCGGTATATTCCGTAGTGTCTACGTCAACGTAAACAGAATCAACCTTGCCATCTTTTCCGTTCGGGAATACAAATACGTCAGATAAAGTTCTGTTCTGATACAGATAACCATCACCTTCTGTGTGTGTTCCTGGATCAAAGTAATAGATGGATGAGATCTTAGGAACTGTCTTACATGTCTGTCCGCATGCGATCAGCACATTGATCTTATGTGATCCTGTTACGGATTTGCCTGTGTCTTTCTTCACTGGTGCAAATCCGCCTTCTTCAACTTCCCAGTTAAACTTATCATAGAAGCGTTCATCATCGATAACTTCCATAAGTGTTACGCCATCAATATCTGTGACTCGTGTTTCGATTCCCATACCGCCTTCTGCGATCTGAGTCATCTCAATCTTACGAGTAAATTCTGTAGACAGTTCTAACAGATCCATGATCGCAGATGATACATACATGATCAGTGATCCATTCGCTTTGTATCTGCGAAGTTTTCCTGCTGCAAGGAATCCTTTTAACTTGCTGAATACATTTGCTTTTGTATAATCACTGGAAGCTGTTGAGCTGTGATATCCAGTCACTTTCTGCGCAGCCTGTGCTACTTTAGAGAAGAATAACGCATCTGTTTCTGGAACTACCTGAGTCTGTTCAAAGACTTTGGAAATATTCTGGATAGATGCTGTTGCGTTTGTCTCATCAACATCTGCTTTATCAACAAGGAATGATACATCTCTGTCATGCTCCACTGTAAACGCAGTATCTGTCTGTGCATAAGTTCCTTTGTTCCATCCGCCATTTCGACTATGGTTTTTGAATCCAGATACAGACATCTGTGTGAAGTGGAATGTTTTCGCATCCAACCACGTTACATTTGATGTTACGAATGGAGAAGTTAATGTTCCCTGCATTAAGATCTCCAGGAGTTCCGGCTCCCATACCTGTGCATAATTTAATGCCATTCTTTCTTACCTCCTAATTAAATCGGTTCCATCGTTTTGTTGGTACCGCTTTCTGCTGTGGTGTATTGCCACCAGTCTCTCCGCTATGCTGCTGACCGACTCCGATCTGACGGAATCCTGTCTGCTGCTGTTCCTGTGGTTTTAACTGTGGCACATCTTCCAATACTTTGTTTAATGCTTCTTTTAATTTTTCGGAATCAATCTTTCCATCCTGTACGACCTGCGACACGTCTGCTAGTTTTAACACGTAAGGCATTGTTTTTAAGTCGATCCCAAGTTCTCCAGATAACTTATAAGCATCGCGCTCGATCATGGCTTTCTGTGCCATCTGCTGCGCGTTCTGTGCCTCGTTCTGGATTGCTTCGATGTTTGGTTCGTTTGCAGCTTTCTGCTGCTTAAATGCCTGCATTGCCTGCTCAGCTTCTTCCTGGCTAAGTCCCTGCTGTTTAAAGTAGGCTTTTAATGCAGTGTTTTCTTTTGCTGCTAATGTTCCATCTAACATCTGCTGAATCTTATTGTAGTCAATCTGTGGCTGCGATGGATCAGTTGCCGGCGGAGTCTGATTTGCTCCTGGCTGTGGTGCAGGTTCTCCCTGTCCCCCTGTTGGTTCTGATCCTGGTTCCGCAAAAAACTGTAGATTCATGTTTAATTTCTTTTTCATTGTTGCTCCTTTCCATTTTGTGGGTGTCTCCCAATCATCCATTGTCTTCGGTGTCACCGCCCACGCATCTTTTACCCTCTTATCGTGTTTGGAGCATAAAAATAAGACGTCTTAACGGAACGTCTGCTACCGAGATTTATGGATCACCTCTTACTTTCTTGCCTTGGTACTTCTTTTTGGTTTTTCTTCTTCCTCAGTTCCTTCCTGAGCTTCTGGTTCTTCTACTGGTTCAACGATTTCTTCCGCTACACCTGCTGCGATCAGTACCTGACCTCTTTCATCTGTAACATCGAACTCATCTCCAATATGTTTTTCAAAACCAAGTTCTCTGTCGTGATAATTGTAAGTTACTCTTACTTTCATTGCTGGTCCTCCTTTCCTTAAAAATGGGTATAAAAATACCACCAACCATTTCTGATCAGTGGTATTATCTATATCTTTTACTTCTTATCTTCATATTCTCTCACAATCTTCTTCATATACTCTCTGTATTCTTCTATCCCGTTGAAGCATTCCCAATGATACGGAATCCATTCACCAGTTATTTCATAACATCTCCTTTTTAAATACTGAATTTCTTCATCTTCTTTTAATGCCTGAATCAATTTTTTCATTCAACCAGCTCCTTATATGCCTTGAATATTCCATCTAATATTTTTTCTTTTTCATCCAATTCAAGTACATCTATGCTGCTTAAATTCGCAAATATTTCCATCGCCTGTACTTTAGGATTCGATTTCCAATAACTCTTTTTATGCCCTACTGGAACTATAATCTCACCTTCACTCAATGCGCTGATAATATCTGAAATTGCAAAGCTGTACTCATACTTCCCATTTTCTTGAAACCATTCTTGAACTTCATCTCTTTTATCATATACTTTTTGTCTACATTTTTCAATTTCTTGAAGAAATCTTTCATCTTTCCAACTATTGTATTGTAGAAAATCCATTCTATGTGTTATTTCATGCGAAAATACATAATCCATATCGTACAATTCAATATTAGGTGCTTTAGAATTGTATTTTATAATATCTTCATTAGGCAAATATGCAAAAGGCACTTTAAGTTCTTGGTCTTCTACAAATTCTACTGTATCCACAAAAAATGACATATTAGCCTTGTGTCTTGAATTATCTATGTTATTTTTTATCTTTTCTTTGAATACTTCGAGAGAATCCTTTATATTAAATCCTTCTGCTTTCTTTTGAAACTCTTGTTTCCATTCTCCAAGTTTTATTTCATACTTTTCTTTATTTTCTCTATCTAATGAATAATTTGCCAGTCTTCTAAATTTCTCTTTCTGTCTTTTGGCATATTGTTGCTTCTGATCATCCTTATAATCATCCTCAACTTTTTTAATCTCTTCCTTTGAAAACTTATCGTCTGGCGGTGTACTGATTCCAGGGAAGTATGTTGTGTGACTGTCTTTGCAGTTTGGATGATAAAGTCCTGCTGCCATTGCAGAACTCATCAATGGATAACTTCCATCCTCACTGCTTCCACCACTCCACACATCGTCGATCAGAATCTTTCCAACAAACGGCAGGCACTTTGGGCACGGATTTCCTCGCTTATTCATGATTACAAGATGGCAACCCCATTCTTTACGCTTTTCTCCTTCTCCAGTAAGATAAGCTCTCTTACTTGCTGTTCGGATTGCCATACCTGCGTATTCTTCTATCCTATGCATTGATCCATTCTTGTACTGGATGCATTGGATACCTGCTGCAAGAAAATCCTTTGTTGCCATATCTACGGCTTTCTCATAGGTACCAACACCACTGTTTGCATATACCTGCGCATTGAATATCGTCTTTCGATACTGATCATTTGCACGTCTTAGCATCGCTGTCTCTGCACTATCCATATCTGAGACTGTCGCATCGATCAGTGCATTCATCTTACGATCGTTGATCTGAAAAAAGGAAGCATCAATATCTCCCTGTCCTCTACTAGTGCTTTTACCAATAGATTCCAAGATTTGTGCTTCCTGATCTAAATATCCACGTTTTCTTGATTCGCTGATCAGTGCAGGAATACTTGAATTGATTTCTCCAAATTGGTCCTTGTATCTCTCTTTGTTTCGTTTCTTGTATTCTTCCAAAGCTTTCAACTGTTCTGCCTGCCACATACCCCATTCAAAACCTTCTTTGGTTTCTTCTGCCCTGTGGCGTTCCATGTTTCGGATCATGGATGCGATCAATTCATCTTCAATTCTTTTCAGCTCTTCTTGAATATCGTACTCATTCATCGTTCACCCGTGTTGTAATACACTTTATACCCGCGTTTCTTAAACTCTCTTTTCATCTCTTTGAGTTTTGACATGCTGCTACACCTATCCTTTCTCATCTCGATGATTCCGTTTTTCTCAATCGCATAAATACCAAACGGAACGTGATCACTCATCTGTCTTAGGAACTTTTTCGTCTCCTGTCGGCTCATTCTGTATGAGTGGTTCATTATTGTTACTACCATTTGATTCTCCTATCTGAAAATCTCCTGCTGCTGTATTGACCGCCGGATCTTCTACTTCCATGATTCCTTGTTCTGCTTTCAGTCTTGCAACCTCTTGTTTCTTCCATTCGTCATCTCTGGAATCTCCATACAGCTCGTCCACACATGCTTCAACACTCATGACTCCCTGTGATCTTCCCTTTCCAACTGTCTCTACCTGACTTTCAAAAGATGGATTTGCGTACTCACCAAATGACACATCTACATCCACTTCTTCACTCTTTTGACCGCTTAGCTCTCTGTATGCTCGAATGCTTACAGAAATCAGCTCTTTTAGATCTTCCTGTAATGCATCTACAATCGCGTTTCTGCTGTATAATGTAGCCTTCTCTTTTTCTCTCTGTGCATCTGCATTATCTAGTTTCTTAACATCGATACCGAGAGTTGACGGACTGATCAAACCTTGCAAACATAGATCCAGAGCTGTTATGTAAGCTGATAAATAACTTTCATGTGGAATCTCTGGTTGCTGCAATGCAATCTCATTCTTTGCACCTTCGTGCATGTCGGAATCTGTTTTGATGTATCGATTATCAAATGGATTCACTGGTAATGTCGCTCCTGTTTCTGGATTTCTTGGAATGAAACATTCTGGAATATACTCTTTGCTTCTTCCAGCTCGAAGTGCATCCATCCATTGACTGAACGCTTCATCGAACGCATCGAACGCATCAATCTTACGATCAAAGATGCTCTGACCTCTACTATCCCATTTTCCAGATTCGAAAAACATAAGCGGTACAGCGAGCATATATTCGCCACGTTGCTTGACTTCTCCGTCTTTACCTTCCTGGTATGTTGAAAACGCCAAATTCTGCAAGTTTCTTGTTTCATCCAGTGCATCAAGTGGTACTTCTTTATCATCACAAGTAAGTTTGTATTTGATATACCCATAGCCGTAATACTCATGCAGGATATATTCTCTTCTTTTGTAGTCATAAACCGTTTTGAACTCAATCTCTGTGATCCTGCCACGATTATTTTTGACATTAAGTCGTTCTCCAGGATAGTACTCAATGATCGGATACTGTGAAAGACTTGTATCAAATGTGACCTTAAAAGCTCCATCTCCGATGTACAGAGTTTCTTTCGTTGCTTTCTCCAGTCGCTTCTTGATCTTGTTCTCTTTCGCGATCTCATCCCAAATATCCTGATCCTGCTTCTTTTTAAAATCAAAATCGTTTAGACTGGCAAGAGTCACACTTGTGAGCATGTCCACGATCAGCGATGGAAGTCCTGTATGAATCTTATTGATCTCCATCCCTGGACTGCACTCCGCCGCCCAGAAACTCTGCCGGCTTGTATTGATAACAAGCTGTCGGTACAGCTGTTCCAGTTCGTTGCTGTCCCCTCTGTACCAGATACGGTTTTTGATCGCATTCGCTTCATAATCTAATGTTTCAGTTATGTTGATTCTTGAGGGATTCGCCGGCTGTACATTTAACCAACTGCGAATCCCTCCTTTTACTTTTTCCATGATATTATCCACCCATTTCATCTTTGTCTCCTATTTGCATCTTGTATGGCAGCCATGCATACTGACTGGCATTGATCGTATGGTCGTTTCTATCCTCTGGTTCATTGTTCTTATCTTCTTTCCAACTGTATCGTTCAAGTTCTGAGATATGGTTAACACAATGTTCCAGAACTAAATAGGCATCCTGTTGCAGCCATGAGATCTGCAGCATGATCCTGTCTATGATCGTTGTTTTCTTGTATGCCGGAATAAAATTATGCGCACTGCCATGCAGACGTTTGTGTTTGTTTAACTCTGTGATCGTTGCCTGATCGGCAGAATCTATGAATACGTCTCTTGCGAATCCCCATTCTTTACGGTTTGTTTCCAGGAAGTCTACAAAGTTTCGCACGGCATCCGATGGTGCCAGTGGGATTGTCAGATCCGCATTGCTGTAAATCTTCTCATCTACTGTGATCACTCTGCGATCTTCTGTGATGATCTGGTAAATCATAGCAATCGTATCTTCCGACTCAGAAGAATAAGAAGTATCCAGACCTGCAGTGATGGTTTTTATCTTGATCTTTCCATCTTTTAGCTGCTGTTTTAACCATGCTTTGGTTTTAACATGCCGCTTTCGGTCAAAATTCGAAAAGACAAGACCTGTTGCTTTTCCTCTCAATCCTTCAATCTTGTTCTTCCAGATCTTCGTCCCTTTCGGAGTGTTGGCAATGATCTTGTCTAGTTTTTCTTTTGGTAATCCCAAGTTATGCACAAAAGAAAAGAACCAATGGACCCAGTTAGGTTTTGGTTCTTCTTTTAACTCATCTTTTATTTCTTTTGGCGTTTCCTGTTCCCATTCTGGGAGTGGCCTGGAACAATTTATGTATTCTTTGTAGATCGGCAGTGCTGGATCATCAGGGTTTAGTGTTGCCATCAGGTAATCACATCGCATCGCTGATTCTCTTACAAAGTCAATATCTGCTGTATTGATCTCATCAATATACAGGCATCCATACTGACCACCTAAGGCTTTTTGCCACTTCTGTTTATCTCCATATCCAAGTACATAAATAACTTTATCGCCTTTACTTGTATGATACAATAGATGCGGAATCTTATCATCTTTGGTTCCGTTTCCATGATATTCAACAAGCTGTCCAAAATCATCGATAATCCCTAAATCTTTGTTGATGATATTCTTTTCTGCAGTACCGGTATCTTTCGCTGCAAGGATATGCAGTTTCTTTTTAGACTCTGCTACCTTAAGCATGAACTTAAAAAGACCTACTGTCGTTTTACCTGCTGCTGTCGTGCCTTCCAGGAACTCTACTGGTGCATCGCATCGGATAAACGCTTTATACTTTTCTGACAGCAACAGGCGTTCATCGCTCATTTACCCACCTCGCATCTGTTTGATCAGATCATCGAGTTTGGATTTTTCTTCTTCCAGGCCAGATACTTCCATACGGTCTTTGAACATTCCAAGATGTCTTCCTAACAATTCTAACGCTTTTCCTTTATCATTCAGCTTAATTTCTACGCCGTTACGTCCTTCTTTGATTCCTGCGATCGCTCTTACCATCATGTCGGATAAATCCGTGGTATTTTTTATGATTACCTGTCCGTCCCGGACCTCTGCATAATCTGTAGCTTTCGCAAATGCAATTGCCGCCAGTTCTTTTACTACCTGATCTTGTGTTACCTCTGTACGCTCCTGACGTTCTTGCATTCGTTCCTCAATATATTTTTTAATGTTAGCATATGTTAGCAATCTGCTGCCATTCGCTCTTGCTGTTTCATCTTTTTTGATTGATGGATAAGCTGTTTTGTAAGCCCGAGTGGCATTCAAATCAATCAGATATTCATCACAAAATCTTTTCTGTTTATCTGTCATTCAGGCTCACTCCTTTCTTTCGTATCGTTCTCTTTATTTACTACTCTTTACTGTAAATGGAACAATGGATTCTGGAATATAATTCACTTCATACTTGTACTTATTAACCTTTGCCCCTCCAAGATCTTCGATCACATACATGCTGTCTTGATTCATGCCAATGATATGTTTCTTATATGTTCCATCTTCTGTCTCTACAATAAGTTTTACTTTCTTACTGCTGTCTGTTTCTAATGAAAATGCTCCAACTAGTTCAAATTCTACTTTGTCTGTTCTTGTATTGATCACTGCAAATCTGCGTAATACATTAAAATTATCTGCTTCCTGCGATACATTGCTAGATACTTTATCTGCTTCTGTGCATGCAGTTAATGTTCCACCAATAATTGCTAATCCTAACAATGCTACTAGAAATTTCTTTTTCATGTTAATCTCCTTATTCTATAATCATCCAGTCTTCTGCCAATACGTCTGTCTGTGATGCTAACCATGGAACTAACGTATCATCTGCTGCCTTCATAACAATAAATTCTTGCAGATCATTGATATCCTTTCCCGTGTACTGCTTATACATCTGGCACCCTACTTTTGGTGATTTGAATAGATACATTCCTTTTCCATTCCATCCTTTTCTTGTAACCATTAATCCACGTTTCAAATATTTAATAGCATCCCCAAAGCTAAATGTAGCCACTCCACCAAGCACAGGACAGTTCTTTGGATTTGCCGCAATCCATTCATCAGATAAGATATTAGAAAGTGTATATTCAACCCTCTGCGTCTCTCTAATATCAAGTAGATCTCCCTGTCCTTTGTCAGCATCTTTCGGTCTGCACTGCATCATAATTGTTTGCTTTTCTATGTCCCAGTACCAATATCCGCCCCAGAATGGAAGTTTTACCTTATGACCTTTTTTCATTAATTCAAATGCATCTTTAAAATTCATATCTCTTTCCTTTCTAAATTTAGACATAAAAAGACTCGGGGTCCGAAGATCACCCGAGTTCATTCATTAAGTAAAAAGAAGAGGACTAATTATGAAGTATCGCTTCATCTAATCGCTCTAGCCTATATATTAGCCTATTTTTTGCGAACGTGACCGAACATTTTCTAATTTTCTTGAAAAAATCTTGTATTTCTCATTCTACAACTGTCTTCTGTATAAGCTACTCTTCTTTTTGGATGTAACTGATTCATCTTATGTGCTACCTGCAGCCACGTCATGCCATCAATGTAATAAAATCTAAACATCATTCTTAGTTCGCTTTTCTCAATACTATTTATATATTCTTCCGCTTGATTCATGAGTTCCAGCAGTTCATTTTCTTTTTCGATCAACATAGCTTTTCGCTTATTAAGCAGCAGCTTCTTTCTGCTAAGTTCTGGTACTGGCATACCCTCAACAACAAAGTGCTGTATTCCACCCATACCGCCGCTTACTGTGTCTTTTACAGTTCCTTCTTCTGCAATTCTGAAGATCTGCTTTTCAGTCTCTGTGATTCTTCTCCTTAAATCTTTAATTTCTTCTTTCATGTCACAATATTGGATCAGTACGTTCTTGTCCACGTTCTCCCCTCCTATTATCTGCTGCCTTATTTGATTTCATTATTTTCTTAATCTGATTGTCACAAATGCCCATGCAGATTACTCTGCACAGGCTTTGCGTTAATTTACCATATTTTTCTACCACTTTTTTGTTTCATTAAATTTCTCTTATAGAATTTTCCTTTGGTAGATGAATAGTATCTGTCTTTATCTTCTTTCTTTTTCTGTCTCATTGCCTGCATGCTTAACTTCCATGCGACAAATTGTGTACATTTTCTTCTACACTTAATCCTCTTTTCTCTTTCTTTCCCAGAATTGCACTTAAGACATGGACAATCTCTATATGCCATTACGTATCACTCCTTTTATTCAAATCTTCCTGCACTTGATCCATATCGATGCCATGTTGTCCCTTTTTTGACTTTTTTCTTTCTTCTTTGTCTAGCCTCTCTTTCAACTTCATCGATCACATCATATCGATATTTACTATCCCAGTATTCTATCAACTGTCGGCTGATTCCTGTTTCTCTTGCCATCGACTCACAGGTAATTCCGTCATAGATCATATTTTTTACGATACTTTTTTTGTATTCCTCACTGTATTTTTTACGGTCTACTTTAGGTACTTCTTCATCTTTGTACTGTGCTACCCATCTTTTTAATGTTCCAACACCAATTTCTGCTTTATCTGCAAACTCTTTTCGTGACATCCCTGATGCTATAAGAGCTCTTACAATTCCTCTTTTAAAATCTTCTGTATACTGCATATTTTTGTTTCAGACAGCTTAGTTCTCTACCTGAGCCAATGCATTATCCGTGATCATTGTTCTGTTTCTTTTTGCCTGATCGTATAATTCATTGTGATTCTTTTTTGGGTTTTGTGATTTGAAAAATAATTGTAAAAACTAAATCTAGTATCGTTAAAAAAATTTACATTTAAAAGAATCTGAAAAAATATGTTTGTGATCGTTTTACTTGTTAATAGTTACTAAAGAATCTTAATCAGGCAGAGAACTAAGCTGTCTGTTCTCCTTTCCGCCTGCTGCCTTTTCGGCAGTAGGCTAATAGATCTTTGTTTCTTATGCGTATTAATAGTTACTTGTGGTATATAAAATCAGCATTGCTGATTGTGCACGTTATTTGGTAACATTTCTTATAGTTTTACTATTCAACGGTTTTTTTAATTCCTCTGCTGATTTATAAATATCTCTTACCATCTTTTCGATCGTATACAATTTCAGTCCATAAGATTGTAAGTCAATGACTGCCTTTGTTAATTCTTCCATGTCTTTCTCTTCTTTCACGCTTATATATCAGCTAATGCTAATATGCAATAATCTTCTTTTAATCCTGCGAATCCTTCCAGAATATAGGTGATCTCCTTTTCAATCACTCTTCCTGTCGGTTCTCCATTGTCCATTTCTCTAAGTTCTAAGATATCTCCAATTTGATAATCTCTGTCATTTTTCCTTAATTCGAACGATTTTCTTCCCAATCTTACATCTTCAAAGAACATTTTTGCTAATTTCAATTTATGTCTGCGATCATCCATAACTGTTTCCGGTACTTCTACCTTGTTTGTCTGCTCAATTTCAACTTTCAAATCTTCTGGAAGATATTCTGGAAAATCTTTTTCAATGCTTGTTCGGCCAACAACTTGTTCTTCTTGTTGCGATGTCGCAACTGGCTTAGATTCTGCTTTTGTCGGCTTTTTCGACTCTGGCTTTTTCTCTACTTTTTTTGGTTCTGGTTTGACTTCTTCCTCTATCTCTCCGTATGTAGCTTTCCATGGATCTGCTGCCCCTAAATCAAATGCCTGATCATATTCGCTTAGAATCTCACTCCATGTTAGCTCCTGCACTCCGGATACTCCCATCGTTCGAACTGTAATCTTTTCATCTTCGAACTTGATCACCAAGACTCCTTTTTTCATTAACCGATATCCTTCTGGAATAACTGCTGCCTTGATATCGTCAATGCACTTTGCGTTAGCGATCTCAATCAGCTCTTTTCTTCTGTCTTTTGATGCATACTCTTTTCTTAAGACCTCTTGAAACTTTGTTAGAACTTCATTCTCTCCTGCTGCCTTTTCCATTCGCTTAATCTCTCGAATGTCTTTTATGCTTGTCTGAGCTGTGATCAATACATAATCTTCTGGATCCATCGTTAGCATTTCAGATAATCTGCTTTTTCCTAAACCAATGAACTCTTCTCTTAATTCCAGACTATTCCCACCAACGCTGTATTTATCGTTGATCGCCATGAATCGGCTTGTTGGAGATTTTGTTAATCCAAGTTCTTTTTCTGCAAATTCAAAGATTGTGTTATATCCATCCTGTCTGTATGCCTCTGTGTCTCTGATCTGCTTTAATCTATAGCCGATCGCTACAAAGCTCTCTGCCAGATGGTTAAGTCTTCTTTTGATGTCCTCTTTGATACTGATATATTCGTTTAGTGTGATCTGATGATATTCTTCCATTACGCTGCCTTTCTTACTCTCTTAATCAATGCGTTGTGAAATTGTCTCACAAGCTGATCTATTTCTTTCGGTACTGGATTATCGTGCAGATTATTGTATGCTCCACGATACTGTATAATTTCTAAGTTTCTAACTTCCATTGTGTAGTAACTGGTATCTTCTTCTCCCTGTTTCCTGATAAACAGAATGTCTGTTTCTCCTTCAGCTACTTTTTCTGTGTAAGTTCCTACGCAATGGTGTAAGTTTCGTCCTTCTTCTACAATCTCTTTTAGAGACTTCGGAACTATGATTTTATATTTGCTCGTCTCATAGCTGTACAATGCTTTCAGTTCTTGGATTCTTTGCTGATATTTCTTTTCTCTTATATTGTCTCCTTGAATCTTCATGATCTTTGTCAGATCATCATGCCTGTCTTTTAATTTTCTCGGAAACAGTACAGCTTTATCCTTCATGTTATATCCTAAGTCTTGTGCCATTTTTAAATAATCCAGCCATATCCCTGCATCATGTCCCTTGCGTGTGTAGTTCGCTATTTTCTTAATTGTTGTGAACGTTCTCAATGCTATTAGATGATGTCCTGCATTGGATAATGCGATAATTTCATCGTCTGTCAGTTTTCCATCTGGATCATTTCGTAACACTCTAATCTCGTCTCTTCCAAGATCACAATCTCTTGCTTTTCTCATATTTGCTTTCGTAAGTCCTAAAACTTCGTTAAGCTTTGTGCCCACATTTAAAAATCTGTCATATCTCCATAATTGTCTTGTCAGTTTCCGCATGTTTGCTTTAATTACAAGTTCTAACTGTGGGTGCTGCATATAATTTTCAATGATCATTTCATACTGTTCCTGTTTGCCCTTCCAGGATGCAACGACATCGATACCGCTATGTTCTAGCCATGTATCCTTGATTATTTGTTTCAAATTCTTTGGATAGATCCTTGCCTTTCCTACATTCATTGCTCCTGTATCATACCAGTAGACTTCTCTGCTTGGGTCCTCTGCAAGTTCATTGAATAACTTGTAATTTTCTTCTATGAACCATATAAAACGATCTGTTATTCTTACGCTTTCTTTGCTTTCTGCAAACGAATTTTTCACTACCAAGCTTTCTATTGCAGCGATTCCGATGTTTGTTTTTTGGAATCTTACCACTTTGATAGAATCTTCAATATACGATTGTAGTCCTGCTGCTTTATATATGATCCTCTTTCTGCAGCTTGGGCAAATTCCTCTTTTGTTGTGTGCTATCTTTTGTTTCCTGCGGTCTAGTTTTACCTTTTGTCCACACTTTCCACAGAATCCTGTTGATTCCTTGTAAAACAGATATGATTCCATTTGCTTTTCTGCCCATTGCCTTAAGCCTTTTGTAATCGGTCTGATTTCTTCCGATTTCTCTTTGATCTTCTGCATTCGTTTTTCATGACGCTTTTCTGATTTTTCACTATTGATCCTTTCTTCAATTTCGTGGATCTGTCTGTTTGGTTCTGTTTCTTTCCAACCCCAATTCTTTCTTCTGTTTTGTTCGTAAAAATCAGATAGTTCTTTTTTTTCTTTCTTACTCAATTCCAATTCTACTTTAAATTGATCATCGCTGTACTTCCACCAGCTTTCTAGACATTTTATATTCCACCCAACACCTTCAATGTAATTTGCGTATTCATGTTCCCTTAAGCAGATTCTTGCATTGATATCATTTGTCTTTCCGTCAATCCATTTCCCATCGATTATGAAGCAGTCGCCTAATCTATGAATCTTTTTCTTTCCGAAGAACGGTATCTTTTCTATTGTTTTCTTTTTCATGCTCTTGCACCTTCTTTGTAATATCTTCCAACAATCTCAAACACGTCTTTATCTCTCATAGCTACGCAATTGCTTCCAGATTTTTTCATCTTTCTTGCTTCATTCTCTGCTGCCTTGTATGCATCTGTTAACTTCTTTCCTTTTTTTCGGATGGCGATCGCTAAATCTTGATCTTTCTCTGCTTCAACTTTTAAGAAATTGGCAATGGATTCTAAATATCCATTCTGTCCCTTTTCCTTTCTTACTTCCATGTCTAGCTTTCCGACTGCTGCCATTAGCTGATCAGTGACAAAATCAATCTCTCCATCCCAAAACATCTGCGCCAATTCAGCATCTATGCCGTTTTCAGCACATAACTTGTCCAGATTTTCTTTCTCCCCTTCTTCTTTTAGACTTCTGGCCACATCGTTAATTTCTTCTGCTGTCTCCATCTCTCCATATATGTCAAACATGATCACACCTCCTAATACAATTTACCGCCCATGATCGCACGTACTGCATCCTCTGGCTCGTATTTGCCACCATAGTTTTTTGCACTTTCCAGACGTTTATATAATTTCTTCTCGCTTCTTCGATTCATCGGACAGCACAAGTGCACGATTTCTTCCGCAGTCTTTCTTTCTGTTCCTAATTCATCAAATAATGCTTTCTGGACACCTCTTTTCAGAAATACATCGGTTTCTCTACACATATGCGGACCTCTCCGCCCTTTATGTAGACCTGTTGGAAGTTCAATAATGTTATAATAAAAATCACATCCGCCCTGGCTTCTGAATACAATGTGATGCTTCTCCATAATCCCAACTTTTTCATCATCTTTGATTTCACCCAAAAACGCTTCTAACTCATATATTTCCATAGCTTTAATTTATCCTCCAGTTCATCTTTACATTCATAACGCTCTAACAGATCACTATCAGCTGTTACATGATTTGTCTTCTTGAATATATAAACTTCTTTCCACAGATCCGCGTTAGCGATCTCTTTCCCGGCTTTTGTTTTCCAGTCATGTTCGGCATATACTCTTGCTGCTTTTAACATACGTTCAAAGTAGTCGCAATCCGCATGAATTCTTATTTCATAAGGTTGATTGAGTTTTATTCTTCTTAGTGCTGTTACTGCTGCCTTAATCGTGATTCTGTTGATCGTAGTTTCCTTATCTCCACCAGTTACATTTAACGTATATGGTTTTCCATCTGCTTTTATAAACTCCAACACTGCTTTAAACACCGCTGGTCCTTTTCCTCTGCTGTGTGACACTGTGTATATGTAAATGTCTATCTGTTTCATTCTTTCCTCCACTGATTCAATATTTTCACTTGAATATATTTTAAAAACTGATACCCATCGGCCGTGAATCCTGAAAATATACTTTGCTGGTCAATGTAATATCCTTTCTTGGGTCTTGGATCTCTTTTAAAAAATTTTCGTTCGAGGATTATTCTTTTCTTTGCTACTGGAATCTTCAGATTCTTTGATGGAGAATATCTTCTCGGTAGTTTTTCTCCTTTTTCTGTTACTTCTTTAATCAGATAAGATGCCAGCTTCCCATATTGGCCAGTATCATCTAACAAGCTCACATAGACACTCCCATGTGGCCAACATTCCCTCAATGTTTTACTGTCTATTGAATTGATTACTAAATGATGATGTCTGGCGCCTCTTTTTCCAATCTCGAACACATGGACAAATTTTAATTCTTTCTCCTGCTTTTTAAACTCTGCTCGAAGCTTTCTTAGGAATTTCGCTTTATCCTCTTTCATTTGATCATAATCAGGCTTTGTACCTGCATAAGATAAACGAATGTGCATATCCCCACCTGTGAAATTTTCATTCAGCAACCACCTTAATTTATCTATCGCTTTTCTGACATTAATCTTTTTCTGTGATTCTGTTGTCTTTTTCTGTTTCTTCTGTCTCTTACATCCCTTTGGATGTATTCTATGACTGTAATATCTTTGGATCTCTATTGTTCTCCCTGCTATTACTATCTTTTCTATGTATGGCATGTCATTCTCCTTTTGTCTCAGATTTAATACCTTTAGCAAGTCTAAACAGCGGTATTTCAACCGCTATTTTTCTTGCCTTTGTACGGAGAACTTGATATAATATTGGTGAAGTAATTTTCTCTGATAGAGAGATAAAAATCAGAACTCACTTTAGTTTGTGAGTTCTTTTTTTATGCTCTTTTACTATCTTTTCAAGTTCCTGTAAATCTTCGCAAATATCTTCATATCTGCCTAATTTATTTACCACATCCCCAACCAGACAGTTATTATCCTGTCTGATCAGAGATGCTCTGTATGTATTGCTACTATGATTCTTCATTGTTAGTCTCATTGACTTCTTCCTTTCCAAAGTCTATTTCTAACGCTTTTATCATCTTTTCTGCTATTGCTGCTACCTTTTTTGTATTATCATCCGATTCTTCTTCCAGGGCGTCTGCTACATATCTTAGTGCCGCGATCATATGCGGAACCATATGATTTGTCATTGGAGTCACGCTGTCTATAACTCTTTTTAGTATCATGTGACTGCCTTCTATCAGTTTCTTTTCTCCTGTTTCATTATGCCCAAGTGCCAGACACAATCCTGCTTCTATTATTTTCGTATCACAGTTAATTAAAAATTCTTCTGACATTCCTGACTTTTTATGATATACTGTTTCTTGTGTTAGACTATTTATGTCTGTGCCTTTGGAAGTTGCCGCTTCCTGGGCACTTTTTGTTTTTATAAAATCCCTAAGTGCTTTTATTTCATCAAATCTCCCTTGTTCATACGCTGCATTTCCTGATCTATTGCCAGTATATGAATATTCAACGATTATTCCTTGAAACTCAATTCGTTCATCAAGCTCTTTCAGAATTTCTTTCTCATTTATCAAACCTCTTCACTCCTTCCTCAAACGCTACCGCCGTGATTAAACACACTGCTGCTAATTCTTTAAAGATTCCACATGCGATCAGCACTGCTGCTGTGCAGATCATGGCTTTTGTCTCTGTGTGCATATTTATGCTCCTTTCTCTGGTCTCCATAAGATCCCTGTGACTTCCCAGAACAGCTTTGGACTGATGTAATAGTTCGTCCTGCTCTTTCCAGTTTTTCTAAATGCGTATCCGATTGGAAGCCATCCAGCTTCAATGCCTGCCCTTATGAAGCAAGCATCTTTCCCCATCTTCTCTGCCGCATATGCTATTGGTACATTCCCTTCTGGAAACTGCTCTGGTGCATTTGCATATGCTGCCAAGATTCTTAGATCTTGTCTTCTACTCATGTCTTTCACTCTCCTTTCTTCAGATGGCTTAACTCTCTGCCCGATGATTTGTTATTTTTAATTAATCAACTATAGGGGCGTTTTTTAAAGGAAGATAAAATGTATCGGACAGAGGATTAAGCCATCTATTGTATTTAATTGTTATATGTTATAATTTCTTAAAAAGGAGGAATATTATGTTTAAAACCCTAAATCTTGACTTATTAAACTTTTGGATTGCTCTTCTTGCATTAATAGCTGCTATTTATAGCATCTATTACACTAAGAAATGTAATCGTCGAAAACTTACTGTTACTGCAGGTACTGTATATACACAAGTATCTGGACCTGCGATCTTTTGGTTCTCACTTAATAACTTATCGCCTATACCAATAACTTTGGATTCTATTGAATTTTCTCTCCCATCTGGTGAAATCGTACATCCTGTGGATTACGAACCTGAGCAAACATATACATATGCCGGTCCTTTGAGAACTCCGATTGCAGATATCATTTCGGACGATCTGTATTCTAATCATTTAAGTGCTGGAGATATTCTATATCCTTGTTCTTCGGAAGAGTTTGGATATTATTTCGATGAAATCTATCCCACACTTGCGATTAAGATCACTTCCGTTAACCGCATTCACCATTTCAAGAAACATCAATCATTCCTTGTACATTTTTCTAATGTAGAAGAGTGTACAGAGATTAACGATTAATGCTGTTGCTGATAGTATTGTTGTTATTACTTGCATGTTTTAACTCCTTTATTTTTCTATACCGCTTTAAAAAACTTATATCCCGGACAGCTTTTCTCTCCGCAAGAATAGCTGTCCTTTTTTATTACCCGACAGCTACACACATCTTTTAGCTTCTCGCCACAATTTGCACAGAAATTTGAATCTTCTTCATTTTCTTGTTTGCAGTTTGGGCAACTAATTTTATTACTTCTTATTTTGCCTATCTCCTAAATACAGATATAAATAGCTGTTCTTTCTAAGATCACTGCAACTGCAAGAATATCTATCATTACTTTCTGTAAAAGAAGTTCCTTCTTCATTTCACTGTATGGATCTTCTTTCTTTAATTTTCTGTAAGCATATATTTTTAATAATGCTTCTAATGTAAAAAATGCTATTGCAACAAATCTTGTAATGTTTATATATTTCGTCTTTCTCACCTCCTGGTTATTTAGTTTCGTTTTTGTGAACTTCTTTTGTAAAAAAATATACTCCTATCTCATTAGGAATAATACCAAGAACTTCTGATCCCCGATCAATGTCCTTCTGCGAAAAATAAGACTTTCCCTGAAAAACGTTTGTCAAATAGTTATGTGATCGTCTTATCTCTCTCGCAAATGTGCCTTCTGTTCCACATTTTTCTTTAATTCGTCCGCGTAATTTTGAATAATCATACTTAGGCTCTGCGAACAAGTTAATCACCTTCTTTCTTTTGTTCCGTTTTTGTGAACCTATATCTAGTATAACACATCATTTACACTTGTCAATTCTTTTTTTCACATTTTCGGAACTTTTTTTCAAATATTCATTGTAAATGTGAACTTTTAATGTTATAATCCGAGTATAGTACATATAAGAAAGAAGGTGTTCATTTGAAAAAAGACACAAGCACAAGGCTTCAAGAGTTAATGGATATAAAAAATATTAACCAAGTCGACCTATGTCAACGTACTGGTATTCCAAAGTCATCTATGTCAATGTATTTAAGTGGTGAAAGAAGCCCGAGGCAGAATAGACTATCTCAAATTGCAGAAAAATTCAATATATCTGAAGCATGGTTAATGGGGTATGATGTACCTATGGAAAGAACTGATTCTCTATCGGATGAAACTTTATCGCAGAAAGATAAACGCGATATTTTAGATATTATAAGTTCTACCAAGGCTGAATTATTATCCCAAGAAGGATTAATGTTTGATGGTGATCCTGCTTCTCCTGAAGCAATCGAGTCTATTCTAAACGCAATGGAAATTGGTATGGAGATGGCTAAGAAAAAGAACAAGGAAAAATACACACCTAAAAAATATAAAAAGGACTGATGTGAATGGACATAAAAAAGATTGTAAATTCGCTTGTCAAGAAACATAAAACAAGAAATCCCTTTGAGATCATCAAAGGGCTAAATGTTATCCTTGTGCCTGTACCACTCAAAGGTGTTAGGGGATTCTATCAATACTTCCAAAGAAATAACATTATTTATATTGATGATTCTCTTCCAGAACATGAACAGATTCTTGTCTGTGCTCATGAATTAGGACATATGTTACTACATAAAAAAGCTAATGCTCTATTCATGGATACATACACTGGATTTAATACAACAAAGTATGAGAAAGAAGCTGATCTATTTGCTATGGAACTTCTTGTGCCGGACGATATATTTTTAGAGTACCAGGAATACACCACTGGACAGATCGCGCACGCACTCGGCTATAATGAAGAGTTGATTAAACTAAGATTAAAATAGCGATGACCTACTGCAATAAGCCACCGCTACCTCTAGTGTACAAAATATGTAAACTATACAAATTGATTATAACATATTTTTATATCAGGAGGAAAATTTATGAAAAAAAGATTTATAGCATTAGGGGTAATATTATCACTAATTTGTATTTTTTTAATTGCTTGTGAATCAAAAAAGGATAATACAGCTGATGATCCATATAAAGATTTCGAGCAAACAGAAAGTTCATACGGGATAAAATATAAAATTCCAAAATCATGGATCGCTGTCGATTCCAACTCAGATGATACATCCCTTTATTATAAGAATGAGCTCGGAGATAATGATGGATTATTGAGTGTAGTTTATCATAAATTCAATGGTAATGTACTGGATTCTAAAAATGTTGAAAAGGTAAAGGATAGTATTAAAAAATCTCAAGATTATAAAGATGATTTAAAAGGCGAATATGCACAAGTAAATAGTATTGATGTAGAGAAGTTATATTATAATAAATCTATTGATGGAAAAACTTATAAAAATGAAATGCTCGTATTTCCTGTAAAAAACGGATATTTTGTAGTTTGTGCAATGAGCTTGCCTGAAAATGATTATTCTTCGGAGTTTGATAAGATCTTTGAATCCATAGAAATCACATCTGCTTATGATACAACTGAAGCAACTACAGAAGAACCAACAACCACAGAGGTTACAACTGAAGCAACTACAGAAAAAACTACAGAGGTTTACGAACCTACAACGGGAGAAGAAAATGCTCTAAATAAAGCTTTCGACTATCTTGATTATAATGCATTTTCTAAGTCTGGATTAATAAAACAGCTTAAATATGAGGGATTTACAACTAAAGAAGCCAAATATGCTGCAAATAATTGCAACGCTAATTGGAAAGATCAGGCTTACAAAAAAGCAACATCTTATTTAGAAAGTCAATCTTTTTCAAAATCTGGTCTCATAAAACAATTGGAATACGAAGGATTTACCAATAGTCAAGCTAAATACGGAGCAAATAAAGCCTATAAATAACAAAAAAAAACCGCCCAGCTACCAACTGGACGGAACATTGCGACATCACAACAATAGAACTTTGAAAATCTCAATACACAAAAGGAGGAAAATAATGACTCAAGAACAGCAAGATATCATTAATATTCTAGAAGAATTAAATATTCCCGTTATAGAAAATGATGTAAACTACTGGTTTATTAGAACAAATAGTGGTGATAAATTTCAAGATTTTTATTTTGGAAATTACGTTGCAATAGGTTGGGATAAATTTAATAACATTGAGCATATTCGAAATACAAAACAAGATGACTTAAAACTGGAAATAGCTCGTGCATATAACGAAGATGAATCTCGCCCCGGATCTGTTGCTGCACAAATTAAAAATTTCGTAAACGAAATAAAAATAAATGATATTGTTTTAATTCCAAGCAGTAATTGTGAACGTATTGCATTTGGAAGAATTACAAGTGATGCTTATTTATATGAAATAACAGACGAAGATAAAATGGATATGGCATTTGATGATTCTGAAATTGATTTCCTTAAACGACGTGATGTGGAATGGATTACCCCTTCTCCATTAAGACGACATCAAATTGATCCATTAATTATTCCTATAATCTACTCCCATGGTGCTGTAGTGAGTGCAAATAATTATTCTAATTATATTAATAGAACTTTATTTCCTAACTACTATAGAAATGGAGAATTTCATTCTACTTTACGAATAAATAAAAAGGATAACGTATCAGCTTATGAATTTAATAAATTCTTAGCTTGCTATTTCGAGTTAGCCGATATCTTAACAGATATCACAGGTGAAACCATCAACAAAGATGATTTAAAGTTTAAAGCATCTTTTAACTCTCCTGGTCCTGTTGAATTTATTACACATGCCGCTTCATTTTTTATAATACTATCTTCAATATCTTTATTTATAAATGGGGCACATGTTAATTTAGAATTAAAGTTATCTAAATTATTTGATTTTAAAATAGATATCAAATCAGATGGTCTTCTTAAAAAACTAGCTGATATTAAGAAAACCTCCAATGAGCATGATGAAAAAATGAAAGAAATTGAATCAAAAATTAACGATTCAAAAGATGAGCTAGAAATAAAATAATTTATTCTATATCAGAAATTTTAACGCATTTACATAAGACAATAATATTTACAATAGCTAAAACAATTTCATATAGATATATTTTATTAAATAAAACTATTGCTTTCAAATTAAAAAATTGTAACAAAATAAAACGTTCTACTAAAAATAGGAATGAGAACAAAAAAGCATAGATACTATATTTACTTATTAAAAATCTAATATTTTTCATATGTTTTCCCCCTTACTCGTTCTTATTCAGTCTAACCGCTTGTTACTACTCTTATTATAATAACTTATTTTCAGTGTGTCAATTTATGCACACCTTTTTACAAAATAAAAAACAGCCTCATTTCTGAGACTGCTTTCATAGATTTCCATGCCGATCGTTAGATCGAAACGGTGTATCTATCCTGAACAAATAGATTATACCATTTCTTTCTAGCGTCTGGCAAGGCGTTATTTTTATACAAATTTTTAAGAAAGGAATGATGATATATGGCACTGATCAAATGCCCAGAATGCGATCTGCAGGTAAGCGATCACGCAATTGCTTGCCCTCACTGCGGATATCCTATTAATACTAAAGTGGCCAAACAACAACAATCGAAATCTCGTAGAAAAAAACGTCTCCCTAACGGTTTCGGCCAGATCACTAAAATAAAAAACAGCAATCTCCGAAACCCATACAGAGCTATGGTTACTGTAGGAAAAGACTTCTACGGCAAGCCGATCTGTAAACCTCTAAAACCAAATGCATACTTCAAAACTTACAATGATGCTTATGCTGCATTGGTTGAATACAATAAAAATCCTTATGATTTAGATGATGATCTGACAGTAGAACAACTTTATGAAAAATGGACCGATGAATACTTCAAGACTTTAACCAATCCATCCAGCATACGAACTATCAAGTCTGCTTGGAACTACTGCTCTGCTATTTACAACATGCGTGCTAAAGATTTAAGACCCCGGCACATTAAAGGCTGCATGGAAGATGGTACATATGTTGTTGATGGTGTAGAGAAAAAAGCATCTTCAAGTACAAAAACAAAAATAAAATCTCTATTTAATCTTATGCTTGACTATGCAAACGAAAATGATCTTGTAGAAAAGAACTATGCTCGAACATTTAAGTTATCTGATGATATTATTAAAGATGTCGAGGAAGAAAAGAAAGATCATATTGACTTCACAGATGAAGAAATGCAAAAATTGTGGAATAACTTATATGATGTAGACTATGTAGATGTGCTACTAATCCAGTGTTATAGCGGATGGCGCCCACAGGAATTAGGCTTGTTAAAGATGGAGAATGTTGATTTAGAAAATTGGTTTATTACTGGCGGTATGAAAACTGATGCTGGAAAAGATCGTGTGGTTCCAGTCCATCCAAAGATTCGCAGCTTAATAAAACATCGTTACCAGGAAGCTTTATCTCTTGGAAGCGAATACTTGATTAATTGTACTGATACTAAAACCCATCGAAGTAGCTTAAAACTCACATATGATAAATATCGACACAGAGTTGAAAAGATTGTTAACAAGCTGGAATTAAATCCAGAACATCGTGCTCACGATGGACGTATTCAATTTGCTACAATGGCAAAAGATGCAAAAGTAAATGAATATGCTCTAAAACGTATCATAGGACATAAAATCGACGACCTCACAGAAAAGACCTATACAAAGAGAAAAAGAGAATGGCTTATGGAAGAGATTCTAAAGATAAAATAG